CACACCATGAGCACCACCACCACCACCACCACCGCCACCGCCAAGCCCACCGGCTCCAGCATCCCCGAGGTCGCCTGCATCATCGAGGCCATCTCCATGCTGGTGTCGGAGACGGAGCCGACCACCGCCCCCGCTGACAGCGTCAAGGCGTTCGACGACGGCCTCCGCTCCCTGCTCGGCAACCACGGCGGGGCCATCTGGGGCACCCAGTGGACGCAAGCCCAAGCCGCCCTCCGCGCGCTCAAGCCCTACGTCCTCGCCCTGCCCAAGCCCCCCGCCGCCAAGCGTGGCCCGAAGCCCAAGACCCCGCTGGTCGTCGAAATCGCTGACGGCTCCACCACCGAGCTCTAAGCCCCCAGCCCAAGGACGAAACAGCCCCAGCCAACGCTGGGCTGTATGGCGGTCAAGCCGCCACTGACGAGTCCCCCCGCTGAGTCCCCGACTCAAGCCCCGACTCTGAGCCACTCCCCTCTCCCCCACACACACCATGCCCACACCCAACAAGCCCGAGTCCGAAGCCGAAGCCCACTACCGCTGCCACGCCAGCGTGCAGACCATCCAGCGTATGCTGTGCGAGTACGAGCGAGCCCTCGACTCCTACAACAAGCAGCCGCTGATGCTGGCGGACAGCGGCAAGTCCCCGACCCAGCGTCTGGAGGACGCGGCCATCATGCTCTCCGCTATGACTGGCACCCTGCTGGTCTGCACCCGAGACCGCCTCGACTACTGAGCACCACTCTCCACCCCACCACCATGAAACAACCCAGCCAGCCAGTGGTCATCTCCCACGACGACCAAGACCTCCTGCTCCGCGACATCAGCGTGGCAGTCTCCACCCTGCTGTCCATCCAGTACAAACTCAAGCACCAGCAGCCCATCCTGCAAGAGCAGGTGGAGGCGGTGTGCGAGGCCATGTCTGGCATCGACTACACGCTCCAGCGTGACACCTACGAGGGCAAGCAGGAGCCCCGCTAAGCCCCGATTTCACACCGCACCATGCACCTTCACGCCGCCTTGATTTGGTCCAGCGTATCGGAGTCCCCCCGCTCGCTGTTCATCACCCCACAAAAAACTACGGTCACGGAGTCTCTGGCCAGCATCGAACTGTTCTTCGCCCCTCTCACTGGCGACACCTACCACGCTGAGAACGACTACAGGCTCGCCCATATCTGGGTGACTGGCAAGGACTTGCCCATCCCTGTTCCTGTCCCCCTGCAACTGTGGGGTCCAGTGGTCAGGGATGTGACCAGCCAGCATGACCTCACTGCTCTCTGGCAGATGGCTGAGGCCATCTTGTACGGCCTCAAAATCGGGAGGGCTATCTAACATGAGCCCCACCCTCTGCTTCTTCGAGTTCACCAACGACACGGCACTGTTCGCCTTTGGCGGTGCGGCCGCTGGACTGGTGCTGTTCATCGTGCTCTGCTACGCCTTTGGCGACGAACAGGACTGGCCCCGCTAAGCCCCGCTTTTAGACACGCTCTGCCCGCTGGCTGGCTGGCTCGCTGGGCTCTGCCCGCCGCCCGCTCGCTGGGCTGGGCTCTGCCCCGCTCGCTGGGCCCTGCCGTCCGCTGCCCCGCTCAAGCCCCGCTTTCACCCCGCACCACCCCGACTCAAGCCCCGCTTTCACCCACCCACACCAAACAATGAACAACCAAGACTCCGACAACAAACCCAAGCCTACTATCTGCCAACACGGCCAACACATTGGCCAATCATACTGGCTCCACGATGGTCACGGCATCCCGCTGGCTAAGGTCTGCAATCACTGCAAGCAGACTGTCGTTATGCGTTACCGCCCCGACATCTTCACTCCCTACATTTCGGAGGAGCCCATCGAGCCCGAATACTAGGCCCCAGACCGGGGAGCCAAATCTAGCCGCTACTACTCTTTTCCCACCACCACCACCACCACCACAACTAACCACCATGCCCTCGCTGTACCCTCGAAAGAAAAGCACTACCAAAAAGGTCTGTGCCATCTGTCAGAAAAACAAGCATCTGCACCACTTCCACATCACTAAGTGGGATGCCCATACCAAAATCCAACGCCACTCCTATTGCAAGCCATGCCTTCAGCAGTACATGGCTGACCGCTACCGCTACCTCACCAAATAACCACATGGCTCACGACAAACGATACCATATGCTGGTGACTCTGTTGGCTGTATCATCCGAGTCGCTGTATAGGGCGGCAGATGGGGAGGACACTCCCTATGGCACTCTTAACCAGTACCAGATGCGTGAGGCCAACAGGATTGCCGATGCAATACACTCGTTCATCAACTCTCTGCCTACTGTTGGTGAGTCCAAGCAGGAGCAGTTGGAGGTTAGTTGGACGAAGGCGATGCATCTGCTGGAGTCACTAGACCGCTTCGACAAATGAACATCTTTTACCTCTCCGAGTGCCCATTTGAGGCCGCTCGTATGCAATGCGACAAGCACGTGGTCAAGATGGCGGTGGAGACTGCCCAGATGCTCTCCACTGTGCTGGGAGGCCCATATAAGCCCACGCACGCCAATCACCCAAGCACCATCTGGGCTGGCAAGCATACCATCTGGGCTTACGACCACTACCTTGCTCTATGTGCCGAGTACCAGTTCCGCTATGGAAGGGTGCATAAATGCTTGGAGCACGCTGATTTGTTTCAGCAGTTGATGATTCAACAGCGTCCTGTTTGGCAACGACCAGCATGGGAGGACCCTCCTCAATGTATGCCAGAGCAGTACCATGGACCAGACACAGTAGAGGCTTACAGGAACTACTATGCTGGCGAAAAGGCCTACTTTGCTCGCTGGGACAATGGCCGTCCTGCCCCAGACTGGTATTTATCCAGAGTAGCCGTCTCAAGCCCCGCTTTTCCCACCACCACCACCACCAAATGAGTAAAATACCCACCAGCATCAGTGAACTAAAATGGAATCCATCAGCATCCGAAATCTTCGGAGGACACAGGGCCATCATCTCTTTTGAGAATGGCTACACTGCAAGTGTCCTTACTGGAGGGATGAGTTATCACACCGCCACTGAGCCTTATGAGGTAGCGGTGCTGTTAAATGGAGTGGTCAACTACGACCACGGCATTGAAGGCAACACCGATGTGTTCGGTTACTGCACCGAGGAGCGAGCCTTGCACATCATCAAACTCATCAGCCAACTTCCCCACCACACCACCACAACCAAATAACACCATGGGACTAGACCAATACGCATACACCACCAGCCACGCTCATCGTGTGGCTCATGAAACTGGAGCCAATGAGGAGCAACTGGAAGCCTTTGAAGAAGGCTGTGAACAGTTGCACTATTGGCGTAAGCACGCCAACCTCAACCAGTGGATGACAGACCTCTACTTCCAGAAGGATGGTGGAGTGTCCGAATTCAACTGCGTCAAGTTGTTCTTGGACGCTGAGGATATCGACGCTCTCGAAAAGGTCGTCTGCGAGGGGGCCCTTCCCCACGGAGAAGGATTCTTCTGGGGCAAGTCCACTCTTGAGGACAAACTGCTGGACTTGGAGTTCATTAGCAAGGCCCGCAAGGCTCTTAAGAGCGGTAAGGAGGTTTACTACTACTGCTGGTACTAAACCCCAAATCAGTTCTAAGGCCACCTTCTTTCACCCTATATGACCCTATAGACCAGACTCCACATATCCACCTAGAACCGCCATTTCTATGACCAAAAAGAAACCCAACCCTACCCCGCCCTTGGAGGCTCAAATCGAAAAACAATGGGAACACCCCCGCAACTCTTGGGTTGCTCCTGCAGATGATGGGCATTGGATTCATCTCTCCCTTGAACAAAGGGACAGCATCCACGAACTTATGATGCGTGGATGGTTCCCCCAATTCAACACGCTCTCGCACGTCCTGCTCCAACAGAGCGTGCAGATTTTGGCCAGAGCCCACGAAACTGGGAGCAAGTGCTGGTTCATAATTGAAAAGGACGGCACCATCCACTCCTAAGCCCCGCTTTTGCCCAGCACCAACACAACCACAATGAACGAACACCCTCAATACCGTTACTGCTTAGCCAAGTGCCACGACCATCTCCAACTAGCATTGTTGGGTTGGATGGACTTGGCTAACAACAAATATGGGATGCTATCCACTCCATCGACAAACCATAAGGAGAGAGCCCAATTCAGACGAGAAATGGAAATAGCACGCACCAACACTATCCACAATTTAGAACAGGCTCAGATACAGTTGGATTCAGTTAAGCATCACTGGCCCCAGAACGCCATTACTACCACCACCATGGATGTAATGGAAATGGCTCGTGGACTTAAGGATGAGCAGTTCTTCAAAACGATTGGCCTCGCCATCTGCACATCTGCAATCACTAGGCTCACCTTCTTCAGCAGAACGCTCTGCCATAAGTTGAAGGACTCTCCCCCGAATAATTCGGTGGCCTAGAACCTTCAAGAAGGCCACTTTCGGGGTTCGGTCCATAGGATACCATACCCGACTTCGATTTGGCCTTCTTGCCCCTTTCTCGCAATCATCGTGATGTTTTACATTTGTAAAACACTTGTAAAACTCTACCCGTGCCCAAAGTAATCTGTTAATAACTTCCTTAAATAAGGTATTTACATAAGCACTGGTTACAAGGTATAATGGTCTTTGTAAGGTTAAGGTATATGTGAAGGCACTCTGCCTTCGCCCTCAACCCTGCACACTAACACACAAACACAATGCCCCACACCGTCACAGACACTGTCCAGATGGCCAACGACTACATCGATGGCAAGTTGGACCTCACCAAAAAGCAGAAGGACGCACTCATCCAGCGTCTAGGCAAACTGTCTGGCCCTCCAGCAGACATCGACTCCCGCATCTGCTTCGGCATCCACTTCTACGATTCGGAGGAGAAGGCTGGGTATGCCGCTCTCATCACCCGCATCCAAGGCAACTCCTACAATGGAGGCTGGTTCCACGGCATGCCCTGCAATCGGGACACCTCCTTCGACTATGTCGTCACCCAACAGCATCTCGACCGAGCCCGACCCGATGACTCGCTCATTAGGCAGGGCATCAAGGCCGGCACCAAACTCTACGCAGTCACCAACTAACATGGACTCGCCCAAGGCACATTACATCTACACGGAGACGCTCACGGTCAAAATAGTGGTCGTGGCAGACTCTGCCGATGCGGCTGAGGAGCAAGGCATCGAATATGTCGGCACTATGCTCAACTACCACCACAGGGACATGCTGTTCAAGCAATGCTCCAAGCGGCTTGGCATTGTTCGTATGGATGTGGAGTCCGAAAACACACAGGCGACCAAAATGCCGTGACGCTCTCAAGCCCCGATTTCACAACCCAGCACCACAATGGAAACTGAACAAAAGGAGGCTTACAATAAGGCCAGAGACAAGGAAATCTTCCTAAAGGAGCATCTGGACTGGCAGAAGCGGCAACTGGCTCGGCTCGACCTAGCCACTGCTGGCTATGAGACCAGACTGGCTCTTGTCCAGCACTACACCGAACAACTCCGCTTGGCCACAAACAAGCGAGTCCAACTACAATCCAAACTCCAACTAGCATGAAAAGCATACGCTCAATCAAGACCGAGCAGGATGTAAGGTTCTTCGCATCTCTGGATTTCAAGAACCAGCGATTTCAAGTCTTACAGGCATACTACTCTGCACTATTCGACTTATGGGAGGAATGTCCCATCCACTGGGACCAGAAAACCGACCATATGCTTCAAGACCAACGCTGGGCTGTATGGGACTATGCCGCCAAGAGGCTGTTCTACCTAGATAGGGACTCTGAATGGGCCTGCACCTACACGGAGGAAGGCAAACTTCACGACCTGCTCACGAAATGAACAACGAGACACTCAACAAAAAGGCCGAGGAGTTCCTAGCATGGGGTCGTGGCTCTTGGGGCCAAGGCACATACTGCCAAGCACCCTATGACAACGCCACCATGCTGGCTCTATGGACCTTGATTGCTGAAAAGGCCAAGGCACACGCAGACTTTCTGGCTACCAAGCCACCACATCAATCCAACTAACTCTCCCCCACACACACATGAGTACCAAAAACAAAACTGGCGTGCAGGTCGGCAACGAACTGCTCGCAATCGCTGGTCCCGAATACATCAAGCCCGAGGTGCAACTCACAGGACGAGATGGCAATGCCTTCATCATCCTTGGTAGCGTCTGGAAGGCCATTCGGACCGAAAACCGCAACCTCTCAACCTTGGCTAAGGTCGAGGAAAAGTGGAAGCAAGCCACCAATATGTCCAACCCCGAACTTGAGTCTTATGAGGACCTGCTCCAGTTCTGCATGACCATCGCTGAAGTCTACTGATGAACCTACACGAGCACTTCGGCTTTGAGCCGATGCTTTGCGACTCCTACGACAACGACACGATTGGCACCAACCACATCATCGAGCCAAAACTCGATGGTGTGCGGTGTACTGCCTTCGTTGACATTAAGGGTGGAGGCAAGGTAACGCTAGTAACCAGACAGGGGCACCAAATCCTGTCCTGCAACCACATCTGCGATGCCATCACCGACCTGCTTCACAATGGTCGTGTCATATTCGACCTGCACTCTATGGCAATCGATGGCGAACTATGGCACCCCACCTTGTCATTCGATGAGATTAGCGGGCTTGTAAGGCGTAAGGATGTGCAGTCTACCAAAATACAGTTCCACGCCTTCGATATGGTGTGGCGTGACGATAACCTGTTTTGGCTAAAAGGCATCTCCCTGCACAATCGCCGCCGCTCGTTGCACTCGTTCATCGAAAACAGCAACGACGACAGTTGCATCAAGACTGTGCCCCAGATTCACAAGTTGAACTGTGCAGACGATTACCTGCACTGGGCTGTCCTTAATGGTTATGAGGGTGTGGTCATCAAGGATACCACAGCCCACTACAAGTTTGGTCGGGCTCGCTCCATGCTCAAGTACAAGCCACTACACTCTACGGAGTTCAAGATTGTCTCCTTCAAGGAAGGCACTGGCGAAATGCAAGGTATGGTAGGGGCACTAGGCATCGTGCCAGAGCCCACCAAACAGTATTCCATCACCAACACCGTCCATATGGTAGGCACTGGTCTGGACAGGGAGACCCGAAAGGCCATCTGGGACAGCCCACATCTGTATTTGGGTCGCACCATCGAGGTCACCTTCCAGAGCGTCACAAACGACGGCAACCTACGCTTCCCTGCGTTCCACCGATTCATTTCCCCCCCACACACACCATGATAAACCCAGACGACAGCATCACCGACAACACGATTGTCGAGGTAGAGTCCGAACCTCATACGGACAACCGAGCCTACGACTACAAGGTTGAGGTTTGCGAAATGCACGACCCCGAAGGCCGCCCCACTGGTCTTTACGGCACCCGCCGTATGGACAACAATCGGTTCTTCAGTACCTGCTCCAATCAATACCAAGTCCTCCAGAACTCGGACCTGCTCGATGCCGCTGAGTCGGCTTTCCAAGAGCGTGGTCTTGGCAAGTGGACTAGGTCCATCAGCCTTGAGGATGGCGGGGCTCGCGTCTATGCGTCCTACGACTTCCGTGAGACTGGCATGACCGAGGTCAAGAAAGGAGACATCGTGGGTATGCGACTGACTGTCACCAACTCCTTTGACTGCACTATGCGTGCAACAATCGATGTTGGTCTGCTCCGTCTCGTATGCACGAATGGCATGACCAGCACCTTCAATGGTCTGGCAATGTCCCAGAAGCACACTACTTCTCTGAACCCAAAGTTCATCGCATCCAGTATGGATGAGGTGTTCTCTGGTTACCAGCAGACTGTAAGTGAACTGCGTGTTATGTCAGAAATCGGTATCTCCCAGACTCAAGGCACTAACATCTTGGCAAGGCTGGCAGTTGCGGATGTGTTCTCCCGCAGGACTGCCGACAAGATTAACACCATCTGGGAACGCCCTACCTATGGAGCGGACGCTGACCGCACTCTGTACAACCTGTACAATGCCGCCACCCAGCATCTCACCCACGAAGTAGGTGCAGTTAAGGCTGAACTCGCTTACGAAACCAGCAAGGACCTGTATCGCAAACTCCGCAAGGCTACTCTGCAACAGGACTATCTGGAGCATCTGAGCACCCCTGTTCTCGTCAACAACTGAGAACCAAGGCCATCTGAAATATGGTGGCCTTGCCCACTTTCCCATTGCTCATGTCCCCACCAACACAAACCAACAACAACACCCAGTGCATCTGGACTGCCATTTATTGGCGAGCCAGAGTCCAATACAAGACTGGATACTATTATGACCACATCTGCCTTCTAGAACCTCTGGAACTAGGCTGTCTGGTCTATCAAATGGAACTAGCCAGCCTTGTAACTATGGAACGACTGCGTGTCGTGTTCCCAACCAAGCACGAAACCGAGGTTACTGCCAACCAGTACATCGGCATCTTCAACGCAATTGAAGGCACACTCAACCTTCCATACACATATGGACGGCACTATGCATCATCTGGTTCACTTGGACACTACATCATTAAGATGACAAGAGGCCAAGAGCCAGTCCAGTTTCTCTCCCACCACGACCACCAATGAAAAAGAAACCACTGACAAAACTAGAACGCCAGAATGTCTATACCAAGGCATACCAGCGTGGCCTTGCGAGGGGCTATGATGTAGCCCTAGGCACTGGCAAACGCCAGACAACCATCAACCATCACAAGTACCTAGCCGAAAGAGGTATGCATCAGTTCTCCTGCCCAATCAACAAGACTGTGCTTGTTGCCTTCAAGACCATCTGCAAGCGACATGGACTTGTTCAGCGTGAGGAGGTCGAACAGATGTTCATTGAATGGCTCGATGACCGCAAACGCTAATACGACCATGCTAGACCCATTCGATGTATATTCGATAACCACCACCAGAGGGCTTACCAAGCACGCCAGAGAGACATACAAGATGTTTCGTTACTGGCACTGCGTAAGCCTAGGCCAATACTATGGACCAGTACCAGCAGGTATGAAAGCCCTAGCATACCGAAACCACTTCCTAACAATCGTATCCAGAGCAACTGAACTGAAATGTTCCAAGGGGCAGTTGCAGACCATCATGTCTCTGGCATACAAATCCTTCAACCCACACAAATGAGCGAAATCATACCCACCACCAATACTACCATTGAGCAGAAGCCAGCCGACAAGGTTGGAGTCCACTTTATGTTTAGTCCCTCCTCTATGACTCTTACTATGGCTGTGACCATTACTGGCTCCAAGTCCATTCGCATGGAGCATGAGTTCCTGTTAACAAAGGTCAGCCATGTCTCTGATGATACTGGCTACCGCTCCGCTTGGCTTGAATCCAGCCCTGTGGTATTAAAGGAGATGGCAGATGCCACATTCATCAATATGTCATCTGGACTTGGCAAGTATGCTAAGTCTGTTGACGAAAATGTGGCTCTTGTCATAACCAAGATGAAATGAGACACGACCCCAAGCCCAAGACATTAAGTGACATAAAGCACTCTATGTATAAGATTCGCTCCCTCCAGAGCGACCTTAGCGAGAGTATTGGCACCCTGCCTAGGGCTGGGGAGTTCTATTTACAGGTAGCCATTATGAAGATGGAAATGAGGGCTCTGGCACTTATGACTTCCCAACTCTCATCTAATGCCATACAGTGCATGGATGAGAACGATACTTGAATTAGACCTCCCTATTACGCCCCAGACTGCCACTCATCAATCTGGACTGCGTATTATCAAGACCAAGGACGGACGGCAGTTCATTGGTAAGTACCATAAGTCCGACCAGTACAAGTGGGCCCAGTCCTTTACTGCCATGCTAAAGACGGCAAAGGGGGACTGGGTTTGTCAAGATGGCCCTGTTCGTGTTCGGCTAGGCTTCTTCTTTGCCCACAACAAATGCACTGGCACAAGGCTTTCACGATTGGTCATTCCCAAAAGCACCAAGCCAGACTTGGACAACATGGCCAAGATGATTCTGGACTGCATGACTGAAGCAGGAGTCCTAGTCGACGACGGCAAGATTTCCGAACTCACTTTGTCAAAGTGGCACACGCCACATCACCCACACATCTCCATTTATGTGGAGTCACTTTCAACCCTAACCCAACCACCCAATGTTTAACATCAAGCAACTCACCGCTGCCCAGCACGAAGCCCTGCTTTTGCTCCCCAGCAAGGGGTGGGAGCCAGACAACAGCACGCTCGGCTTCCTGCTGGGAGAGCAAGCAGTCTCAGTACTGTGCCGAGCCCAACTTGGCTCTGAAATGTGGTTCGTAATTGAACCAGACGGATACACCCACTCTTGACCCACACACTAATGATTACACCCAACACCTCGGTCGCCATCAATATGCCCGACCACGAATATCGCTCTGTAGAGGCGGTATCTCGTTCAGAACTATGCTACATCATGGACTCTCCAAAGCACTTCAAGTGGAACTTGGAGCATGGCGATGACATTGATGAAACCGCCGCCGCCATTGGCAGGGTTACCCACGACTTGTTTTACAAGCCCACCACAGCGTATTCACGCATCATCGTATGCCCAGAATACAACGCCAAGTCCTCCATCGAGCGTAAGGCTCACAAGGAGTTCGTTGAGGCTCAACCTGCTGGTTCAAATGTCATCTCACAGTCCAACTTGGACCTTTGCAAACGGATGACCGACACCCTCCACAATGACGAATGTGCAATGTCACTTCTGTCCGCTCACCACAATGCGTTCTCATCTTCGGAAGATGCAGCGGAGGTAAGCATCTTCGCTGAATTTGAGGTGTCTGGGTTCAAGTTCCCATTCAAGTGCCGTTTGGACTTCTGTGGAGATGGGTTCATCAACGACCTCAAGACCACCAACAAGACTCCCACGCTTAAGAACTTCAAACGCACCTGTTGGGATTACGACTATGGCTTCCAAGCGGGATTCTACTGCCTAGTATATCAAGCCGCTGGACTTGGCATCCCAGAGTTTCTGTTCACTGTGGTTTCCAAGGAGGACCCAATTGATGTGGTGGTGTTCCAGTTGTCAAAGGATGACCTAATTGCAGAGTCCAACAATGCATTTCGTGCTCTCAAGACATATGGAGAGTGCAAGCGAGATGATGTTTGGCCGGGCATCGGTGGATACGGCAAACAGATTCTATCGCTCCGATAACTTTATGGCACAGCCAGATGACAAAAAGCCCTATACAGGGCTATGGATTCCTCGTGTCGTTTTGGAAGATGCATCACTCAGCAAGACTGCAAAACTAGTCTTTGCCATGGTCGATGCATTGGATAACCAAGATGGCTGTTGGGCTTCCAACGAATACATAGCCAAGTGCCTAGGCATCCACCCTCGCTACGTGCGAGTAACAATCACCGAACTTGTCAAAAACAAGTACATAACACGCACCATGACCACCACTGGAAATAACCAGACCAGCAGGGTTTTAAGAGTCCACCAGCAGGCTATTTCAGCCTCCGCTGGAGGACATATCCTGCCTAAGCCAGAGCATAAAACCTCCTCCAATAGTACAAGTAATAACAAATCTATACTTAAGGGAGGCTCCGATGGAAAAACCTTTTAGCAAGAAGGAGGCAGTCAAGTGTGAGTTCTGTGACACACTAGTTCCTCCATTTGAGTTTGGAGGGTACTTCATCTACCAGCGTATCTGTTCCTCTGATAAGTGTAAGGAGCAACTTAGGCTACTTACCGAAAGGGAGGAACAAGCCGAGGCACGCAGAAAGGCTATGGCTCGCAACAAGGACTTCATCTATCCACCACCTGCATTTGCCGATACTGACATAAATCAGTTCGCACCACGCCTTAGGGCATTGGTAGAGTCTTGGAATTACGAGCGTGGTAGCCTAATCATCCACGGCCAGACTAGGTATCAAAAGACTAGGGCGGCTTGGCTCATACTAATCAAGGTTCAGGACTCTGGCCACAAGTGCATATCAATGACGATGCGTGACTTTGAGTTAATCATCGAACAGGGCTATGAGGCTGGTGACCATGCAAAGAGGTTGAAGCGGGTCTGTGACATAGAGTTCCTAATGATTGACGATATGGGCAAGGAGCGGCCTACGCCTCGTATGGCTACCGACCTTTTCCAAGTCATAGACTTTCGCACCAGCCACAAGTTGCCCACGGTAATCACCACCAACTTCGATTCCGCTGGTCTGGAGCGTAGGTTTGCAGATGTTGACCGACAACTGGCATCTGCACTTGTAGCCAGACTAAAGGAGTTCTTCACCGCCTTCGGCTCCAATGGCACATAAGTTTGAGAATGACAGACCCATCCCACACGACCTGCCATTCACTTGGCTTGTGCCTAGCAGGTCTAGGGGTGGTCAGCACCATATGGTGGACCTATCTCACTATAATGGCAATGGAGAGTGCTTCTGCGAACACTTCCAAATCATACTTCGCCCTAAACTTGAGAAAGTAGGCCACCCCTACCAACCAAGGATGCGATGCCGTCACATCATTTATGCACTACACGCCCTACATAGCATTGGCTCTGGCAACAAGTAAACTGCTTGGTGGCTGGGAGCCCACTCCCAAGTTCGTCGAGGCTATCGCCCAAGTAGAGTCTGGTGGCGATTTAAAGGCCATTGGAGATAAGGGTAAAGCGAGAGGCCCATACCAGTTTCAAAAGGCCGCTTGGGACGATTGCAGGGTGCTAATGAAGCAGTCTGGTGGACCTGTTGTGTCTTGGTCTGTTGGGGCTCACAATGAGGCCATCTCACGACAGTATGTTGTTTGCTACTGCCTAACCATTGCCAAGAGGCTAGAAAAAGATGGCGTGGTGGTAAATAATGGCTCTGTTTATCTATGCTACACAATGGGTTACAATGCTGCTAGAAAAATACAGTTCTTAGTTGACTCTGCACCCGCTGTTAAGCAATCTTCTACCAACAGGGTAATAGCCCTGTCCAAATAATCTCCCTATGAACCAACCAAATCAACGAACCAAGCGTAGCGAACTTGAGGCTATTGCCTCGATTATCGGATGCACCGTCATCTCCACCAACTCCACAGGCGAAGCCGAATGGCAGGTCCAGTGTCACGGCAAGACCCTATTCAAGGGTACTAAGCGTGAATGTCTGACCTACCTGCAAGGAGCCCAGTTTGGTAAGACGAAACTCACAGAGACTGTCGAGTAACCTTTCCCCCCACACACATGAACCAAGAAACCGAAGGGCTCAAACCCCTACTGTCCAAAGCACTCGTAGCGGCTATTGCCGAGACGCAGGATGTTCACGCTGATAGCGACAATCCGTTCCACAAGAGCAGGTATGCTTCGCTGTCCGCACACCTCAAGGCGTTGAAGCCTATCTTCGCCAAGCATGGCCTCGCCATCATCCAGTTGCCCATTGGAACTGGCGATGAAGTTGGCATCAAGACTACGGTCCTTCACACAAGTGGTGAAAGCATTGAGTCTGTATGTCTGCTACACGCCAAGGACCTTAATGGTCAACAGGCTGGCTCTCTGTTCTCCTACCTTCGTCGCTACGCACTGGCGGCTGTGGCTGGAGTGGCCACCGATGATGACGATGCCGAGACTGACCGCTCCCACCGCTCAGTAGCAGTCAATCAACCCCAGCAGTCGCAGGTGTCCACCACGAAGTGGATTCCCGGCCCTGCCGCACCTCAGCCTACCTCTGGCGGTCCGAGCCCAATCGTGCCTTTCGGCAAGCATAAGGGCAAGTCCATCTCGCAGGTAGCCCAAGAGGACAGGGGTTATGTTGAGTGGCTTGCCAACGATGGCGAAAAGGGTTGGACCCCTAAGCCCTACAATGGCCGCATCTCCGCTAACGATGTTGCCCTAAAGTCTGCTGCCAAGTCCGCTCTGGGCGGTAGCACCGAAAACAACAGCCAGTCGGAGTCGTCCGACGATGTTCCGTTCTAAATGACATTTGGGCAGGAGTCCTACTTCCGTAAGGCGTAGGCGGGTTGTTTCTGGCATGTCATTACCCGAGTGAACTCCTGCCCTCCATCTTTCCACAAATGATTATTACCCGACCCAAGTGCAAGTCTAACCCTAACCATAACCTGTGGCTGAACAAGAATGTTTGGTGGGTTAACTACACGCTAGTAAAAGACCCCGCACTAAAGCCTGTGCGTGTCCGTGTCTCGACCAAGACTTCCAATGTCGAGGAAGCCCGACAAGTACGAGACAGAATCTTCTCCCTCCACCCACAATGCACCAAGACACCGAAACGCTCCTAATCAAGATTAGGGAACTAGAGGCAAGGGTTTCCGACCTTCGCCACCAAGTATCAACACTCCGTGAAGCAGGAGATGACCTGTGGTATGCCTACAGGCACAAATGCGACATCGCAGAAGCAGTAGATGAATGGCAGGAAGCGAAGCAGTCTTGCCATGGATAAAGAACAGATGTGGGATGAGATAGAGCGTCTCAACGAACTTCTGCGTAAATGGCAGAACCACGCTATTGAGTCGGAGACTGAGCGGGTTCAACTTAAGGATGAAATAGACCACCTAAAGTCCGAACTCCAGATGGAAAAGGAGAACGAGGACAGGCTTGTGCGTGAATGGCAGAAAGCCAACAACGAGGTTTATGGATTGCAGAGACAGGTCGCCGCCTTGATTGATAACCAGACCCGCCTCGAGGCCGAGGTCGAGCGGCTGACCAAGGCCGGGGATGCGATGGCTGACGAAATGCTAAAATTTAACCATCCTCACGCATCGGTTTATCTCTGGTGCAAAGCCAAGGAAGGAGGCCAGCCGTGAGCGACAACGAATGGGTTGAACTGCCACAGGAAGCCTACGATGAGATTATGAAGGAAAACTTCTGGAAGGCTTTTTGGTCAGGCTTTGCTTTTGCCTGTCTGCTTTTTGTGGTCTTTATCTTGGGCATCTTGTCTGCCGCCAAGGGGGTGCAGTCGTGAGCCGCAAGAACCCTTACGAAGCAGGAACAATCAAAGCGACCACTTGGGCTTTGCTAAAGCCTGTCCGACAAGCGGAAGCCAAACGCAGGAAGAACACAAAGGGTGCTTTTGGTAAATCCAAGAAGGGAGGCCAGCCGTGAGCGAGCCGAAGCGATACGCCTTTAAGGTTAATGAAGAAAACGACTTCGACCTTATCGAACATTCCAACGGCGAGTGGGTCCGTTATGAGGATTACGCCCGCCTCAAGGCCGAGGTAGAGCGTAGCCGTGACCAATACAACGGCATCATCGACACGCAGTTGGCTGAAATTGAACGCCTTAATTCAGAACTGTTCACCTGTTCCTGTGCCAACGCCAATATGCACAAGTACAAGAACGAGAACGCCCGCCTCAAGCAAAGCCTTCGACTTCAGATTGAACAGAACGCACTCGCACAAGTTGGCTTCAAAATGTATCAAGACAATGTGGACTCTGGTGGTCTGCACAAGGACAGGAAGGACGCTATTGCCCGGCTGGAAGCCGAGAACACCCGCCTCAAGGACGAGGTCGAGCGGCTGACGGCCTTTACCACCCGCACCATCATCCCTAACGAGAAACTTAAAGCAGAGGTAAAGAGACTTAAGGATAGCAAACTGAAGAGACGCAAAAGGGGGCGTACAATTCTATGACCTCAGAACAGGAGATGTTCATTCACAATGCTGCTCAGTCTTGTGAACTAGACCCAGATGACTGCTATTTCCTAACAGATATGCCAGATGTTTTCTGCGTCACCCTTGATAGCCTTAGGCACGCAAAGGGTCTGGCACTATACATAGGAGGAGAGTATCGTCTAAGCCTTAACAATAGAAGCAAAGGCCACTATGAGGTTTTCAAGAGAAACCTCACAGACAAAAATGCCCCGCCCAGACTATGAGAGTGAGGAGCATCTAACTGAGGAGGCTAAGGTAGCCTACCTATTGGCAGAGGTATGGTCTGCCACACCATCCAAGTTGCCCAAGTTCTACAAATGTGACTGGGCTCTTGTTATCAAGACTAACATCAAGGCACTCCTTGAGATTAAGTGCAGGGACATAATGCCAGACCAGTATGATACAGTGATACTGTCGGCAGACAAGTGGACATACCTAATCAACATTGACCGAGCATTGGGTGTCCCAGCCCTGTTCTGTGTCCGCTTTGCGGACAAGTCCATAAGGTACATAAGGCCCAGTCATCAAAAGGGTTTCTTGGTCAAACTAGGTGGCCGTATTGACCGCCAAGACTGGCAGGATGTAGAACCAGTGGTGCATATCCCTGTTGACCAGATGCGTATAGTGAAGTATTAAGTATGGTTATGGAGGGAGACTCACAACAAGTCTATCGTGCTTGGTATATGAGTCAGTCACCCGCTAAAAGGGCTGAACTGGATTCCAAAGGGCTGTCTCCAGATAAGTATGAACTGCCATTCCTAAAGGTTAATGGTCAGTCCTGCATCCCAGTACAGGAAGAACAATGGATAGACCCTAATGTAGCATCTGAGGAGCAGAACACCGATGACCATTCGGTCACAGTGCTTATCCACAAGTTGATTGATGCCTTTTGTATGTTTGAGAGCAAAGAGTGCCAACTTCAAGCGGAGTGCATCAAGATTGTAACTGGTATAGGCAATCCTATGAGCCAAGTAAAACTGGCAAAGAAGTATGGCCTCACTAGGGCTGGAATCTCTTGGCGAGTTAAGAAAATCCAATCCCTGCTTGGTACCAAGCCCTCCATCTACATGAGGTCGGAGGATGTGTGCAGGGTGTATTCTTCTCTGCACAAGAAGAAGCCTACTTCTTGAGGTCTTTGACCTGCTGGATTACATCCTTAACCTTTTCCAGAGTCTGGGACTTGGCGTTCTTGTAACCGATAAGGAAACCGCCGACAGCACCTACGATAAAGGCGAACAAGATGAAGCAAATGGTGAGCATATGTTCACTATGTGCTTCATTAGTTGCGTGGTCAACGCTTCTTTTTCAAACGCACGATTGTGGCCAGCACCACCACTATGCCAAACACGCTGGCACACATTGAAACCAGCAGGAAGTTGTTAACGATACCCTTGACCCTAGAAACTGACACCACGCCATTCTCCGTGACTATGCCAGAATCGGTAATGATTGCGGCACCACTATTGGCATCCTGCAAAGCATTGAATCCAGACTTTACGGTGTCGGTAGCCAAGAACCCAGCGACACCAAAAGCCACGAGAAAGGCACTCAAGATGCAGATGATTACCTCACCTGCTACGCCTCCGCTTTTTGGCTTTCTTGCCATTGTTCGGTTTGAGTTTGTTGATTAGGTACTCCAGCAATTCTGGGGAAAGTGCCCCAGAGGTGGAAAGTATGATGCTTTTGTACACGCCATTCATCTCGGTCTTGTACAAGGCGAAGTATGCAAGCACACCTACGATTGAACCAGCCAATACCCTTCTGAACCAATAGATTGCAGGATGGCTCTCATCGGTAAGAAGCATCCTAGCCAGCATACCAGCACCACCAAGCAGTGATACAACCCAACCACCACGCTTGAAGTCCTCAATGGCCTCTCGGTAGGACTCTGGGTTGTCTGGACTAGGTGCCGGAGGAGGGGGTGGTGACATTGTTTCCCTTTCTTGAGAACACATAGAACACCAAGCGGACTATGGCTACTAGAAGCACTAGGCCCAAGAACCAGCCGAAGTAGGGTGAACCCCAAAGGTATCCAAGAGAGGCGGTTCCAACGCCACACAACATAAGCATCAATCCATGCCCCTTGTTACCAAACACGAACATAGCGATTCCACCAACTAGGATTAGACCTCCAAGGTAGGAGAACTTGTCCTTTCTGGCTTCATCAGCATCAATCCTGCGAAGTTCCTTTTCCCTTTCCAGTTCTAGGTTCTTTGCGGTAAGAGCGGCTTGAAACTCAGCGGTTTTCTTAGCCTTCTCCTGTTCATAGTTAGCATTGGCAGACTGAAGTTGCTTAAGCAATTCAAGTGCCTTTGCCTTTTCATCTTCATACACAGTAAGAGCCTTCGGGTCATCCTTTAAGGCCATACGAATACGCTCTTGAGCCTTCTTATAGTCTGATTCGGTTGCCATCCCAAGCATGGACTTCGCAACCCCTAGTTCGGCAACTATAGCCCTACCCTCACTCGTCTCGACAGTCTTGGCAACCTCTCTTGCGACACCCACGCTGGCAGCCACCTTCGAAATCCTGTTGTCCGTTAGGTTGTCCAGTTTGGTTTCTGCGGCACTTAGTCCGTCCGTTGTCGCTGGTTGAGGTAGCGTTGTGCAGTCCTTTGCACACCCTAGAATACAGAGCGTAAAGGCCAGCAGTCCTGCGAAGGTGCAAGTAGTGTAGGTATTCACGCTCATTCATCTTTAGTTCAAGATGGTATAGCCCTTTGAGATTAGGTCTGCCCTAAGTCCATCAATAGTCTCATTGAACACTACCAATGCTGGACTGTTGATTGAATAGGATGAGCCAACGGAAACACGCCCAATGATGTGAGCCTTTCCGTTTAGAACAAAGGCCGCAAAGCCATTCTGCTGGTAAGTTGATACAGCCATAAGTTAGGTGATTAGGAATGGGTAAGGAGCAGTTTCTCCATCAAAATGTAGATACAGAGACTCACCATAACCAGCACAAGTGAATGAACTGGTGTCATCATAGTAGTTCAGATATTGAGCACCAGAGGAGGTGTAACCGAAACTAAATAGATTCCCATTGATTCTTACCTTGAACTTTCCAGAAGCCCAGTCGGAAGCAGAAACACCGCCACTCCAACTAAATTGAGTGAAGTAGTAACTGCCAGTCCAATACCCTTGTCCGTTAACTGTAGAGAAAATCTGGGCAATGGTCTGTTTGTAACTCAGACCAGTGCTTGCGACAGGTGCAGTAGATAGCGTAGTTGAATCTGGGAAGGTAATGCCACTAGGAGTAATGGTAGTCCCACCAGAAGAGTTTTGTACACGAACTTGATTGTATTCGATGAAAGCCTCCTGCGATGAGTCTGAACTATTTTCCACACCAAATCCCCAAGCACCTACTTGGCTGTCACTTGTTCCATTTGTAGGGAAGGTGATTGGAGCCAGTTGAGTAATTGCACTGTCAATCTGGATGGGTTGGATTGAGCCAGAATAGTAACTGGAAAGACGGCCACCCTGCCAATTGAGTTCATAACCAACTGCACAGTTTAGGGAGATGCCATTGTATCCACCAGAACCATTGTCGAATGTACCCTTGTTGATGTTTTGGCCACCAGTAGCATCAAAAGAAATGGCACCAGTCATCAGTCCACCAGTAGTGGATAGGAACGAACCAGAACCACCGCCAGATGGGTGGACCCAAGCCCCATCTTTTCGGAGATACTCAGTGCCATCAATCGGAGCCTCAAGGATTACCTCATTTGCGGTAATGAATCGGTTACTTGCACTTGCACCAACAGTGGCATTTAGAGCGTCATAGATTCCAAGACCCAAAGTCTGGATTTCAATAGGACTGGTGTAGTATGCACCATCAACGATATAGTCTCGCCCAATGGTCATGCTCTGCTGGACAACTGTTTCACGACCAGAGCCAGACGAGATTAGTTCAACCTCAACCAGAAACTCATAAGTGTCGCTACCAAAGATGTGACTGGCCATCTCCTCGGTATTAAGCGACAGAGTGCCAATGAACGGCTTTCTGGCATACTCAGTAGTGTTGTCTAGCCAGTAGGTTGCCTCGGTTAGTTCAACATAAGCAGCGGGGACACGCTTAAGTTGAAGTGCGAAAACGCCATTGTGTTCGGTGTTCGCATCAGCAATCTTAGCAACCAGAGGGACACACTTAGGCAATAGAGACTCTCCAGAGATGTTCAAAAGACCATCTGGAGAAGTGGCATCACCAACGAACTTGATAATAAAAGCATCCTTATTGGGAGACTCTTGGACTGTGACACAAGTGCTGGTGCTTGAGTAATGTGCCTTTACGATGTTGTTGAGGGCAGTCGTGAAGTCGGTCAAACTAACATTGTAGTCGAGATTCCCAGACTCCTGCAGACCAAACTTCAACTTGTAATAACCAGATACTGGCGTGAAGTCTTTGGCAACGATAGCGAACCTAGCACCAGTATAAGTACCAGCAGGTAGTGGCTCAGTATTTGCCTCTGAGTTGCTCTTTTTCTTAACCAGAGACAACTCAATGTCATACACATCACCAGTAACCATGGCTGGCGGCGTGACGATGTTGTTAGGGGCAACTAGGGAATAGATAAAGACACCACGGCTGGTGTCTAGCAATAGGGATACCTTCTTATTGGCCATGGGCTTTAGATTTGCCCTATTGTCAAGCCTACCAGCCTACTTGTCAAATCTACTCAGTAGGAGGGGTGGGCTTTTCCACCCTAATAGACACATTACCAGTTGGCATAGTGGCTGGATACAGGGTCTGCGGATAATGGAAAATGTCAGACCTCAGACGCTGTCTAATGAATGGACGGCCATTTGCGTCAATGTGGATTTTGGCGATTAGGTAGTTCCATTGGCCAACCAGTTTGAAGGTGATTATGTTCATTGCGAACCCACCTCCAACAGATACATGGGTTGGGATAGGATACTCAACAGGGTATGACATACCAGACTCTAGGTCTGGTTGCATAATGACGACCTTCAAAAGCCCCTCGCCACCATCTACTACACCAAACTGGTGGTTGGTGGCTGTGTACCAGTTGTTAAGAGCAGTCTGAAATCCCAATGGATATCCTTGAACCTCGACTCTGGCATACTGAGTAAGGTTCTCCTCGTTTACAGTCTCCTCCAGCCTAATGATGGGTTTGTCCTTTGGGATAGTGGTTACCAGTTCATCATTATGGTAGGTACACAGTAGGTAGTATGTCTTACCAAACTTGCTCTTAGGGAAAATCATAGCCCTAGGCTGGTCAACATCATCAACATTCACTCCAGCAACCAACCCAGTATTTACATTCTCAGCATCATCAGCGTTTGTGGAATCCTCAGCAAAACCATACTGGCCATAGATGTTGGATTCAGTATGACCCATTATGCGGGAGCCGGGCATGGCAATCAACTCAAGTCCAACTCCTGCCGCATCGAAAGAAGGCTTATGCCATTCAACTGGTGTCTGTTTCCCAGCCCCAGCCCCAGCAACAAAGTCAGTGAACTGACCAAATTGCATATATGTCTTAATGTCACCACCGAAGAACTGACCCTCTGACATCGTTAGTTTGACATTCTCAATCTCGGGAGGGTCTCCAGTATCAGCAAACTTGTAGTCGAAGAAGTTTACCTGCCAAGGGTGACTAATGAACTGCCTCTGTTGTTTATCCAGAGTAATGCTCATGCCAGTATTCCCATTACGCTCATATGGTGCGTTAATGGAGGTGTACTTAGTCTGGCGTGCTAGTTCTGTTACTTCCTTCAGATAGGAAGCAGATAGTCTGCTGTCACCCTGCTTAGGCGTTTTCATTAGTCTAGGACAGTATAGATTTCGGGGTTCCAGCCTCTTGGACCAGACAACTCCAACTCAAACTTGATATGGTACAGGTTGCCAATCAAATCATAGTCAACATTGAGCAACATCCAAGAGCGTTTGAATGACTTGCCATCGATTACTTGAGAACCAGCAAACTGAGTAGCCAATGTAGATGTGGCTAGTTTGAACCCATTGAAAGTGCCACTTGTAGATGCCTTGCCAACAGATGTGAGTAGGCTGTGTGGGTCTAGTTGAATGTTCTGACTATCCACATAGAACTCACCTTCAATGATTGGGAAAGGCTGGTAGTAGTTCTTGATGCCTACAAATGACTTAGTTATTGCTTGGACGCTCTGGGCATCAAATCCAAGGAACTCACCAGTCTTGGGGTCAAACCTAGCACCATTAATCGGCCCACTACGCTTTGCACCACCCTCAGTAACAACACCCTTGTGTGGAGTGCCACCGATTTTGTTTCTGAAGTCTGGGTGGGTCTCAATAGGAGAGTTGCTGACCTTGTTCTTGGTGGAGTACTTAACAGTAGTCTTAACACCATCCATAGTGCCAATGTAGTTGGCTTTAATCTCAACATAGTCGGACCCTTTAAATGTCACATTGGCCTCAGTTAGTCCAAGAAACTTGATTGGTGCTTCAGTCCCAATCCAAGAAGGGAATGGAGCAACACCACCACCACCGTTGCCAGTCACATCACCTTGTGTAACCCTCTTAGGCATCAGTTCATACCAATGAGCCTTATCGGTGATAATCTTCAGTTCTGCATTGGTTAGACCAAAGGTATCGTGTTTGAAGGTACAGTCAATCTGTCGGATGCCAGCAGCAAGCAAAGTGTCATCTCCAAAACTCTTGTAGGTCGTTGAAGCGGCGGCTGGCTTAGAGCCAATAGGGGGGATTCCACTCATCGGGTTACAATTTCTTGGTTATTTCCAGTCACAGATGCCTCAATGTTTCGAAGTGAGTCGAGTTGCTGTTGATTGACGCTGAGGGTCTGCTTGGCCACATCAAGTGCATTAACACCGGGGCTGAAGAAGTTGCCGCCACCACCAACCCCTTGAAGTTTGTCTGCGGCACCTTGAACGATTTGAGGGATGAACAACTGAGACTCAAGTCCGATGTTACGCTTTGGGATGTTCTTTTGCTGACCCCTCCCCATACCCATAGCCTCCAAGTCATCTACTAGGTTTGATTGAGCCCAGTCATCAAAATCGCCCATAGGTGTCCCCTTTGCCGTCCAAGTTTCTTTTGAAAATGCGTTCTTAGCAAGCACACCTGCAGTCTCGGTATCTCCAACTGCAAGATAACCAAGGGCAGTAAGCAGACTAACAACCGCTGTAATGATGCCTTGGAACACCATTAGGATTTTGCCTACAACACCGATTAGGATATCCACAATGAATACGACATACACAACAGCACGCATAGCCACCTTCTCAATGCCTTGCTTGATGGCATCAAAACGCTGTTGGATTCTCCAAGCGTTTTCAGCCGCTTCATTGAGTTTGGCAATGTCCTTATCGTTGACGAAGGAGTTAAACTTGGCAGACCCCATCTGGATGAACGGCATCATCTTTTGAGCCAACTCTGGACCAAGTGCACGCATTAGGTCATAAGCAGTTTGAGTGCTATCACCCATCTTCTCGGTATAGGCAATAATCTTGGCCATGGCGGTGATTGCCGTTTCCGAACCATTCTTAAGACCCTCTACATTGATTCCAAGGTTGTCGAACAATACAGCCCTAGCACCTTGTGAGTTGGCCTCAAGGAGTGCTTGATGCAGTTCCTTGATGATTCCAATGCCCTCATCGACCTCAATACCCGCCTTTTGAGCGGCCATACCAAGGGCACGAAGTTGACCAGCAGGGATGTTGGTAACAGCCTGTAGGCGGGACAACTTCACCATCTGCTCAAAGGCGGCGATGATGGACTTGATTACGAACAGAGCCGCGTTCATCGGACTCAACAGGTTCTTGAAGTATGAACCAACGCTCTGTCCGAACGCTTGTCCATACCCCTGTGCCGCTTTCAATCCATTGCCGAATTGAGTGGCACTTAGTCTCAGAAATACTGAAATAGCGGCTCCCATATTAGTTCTTTTCTTTAGCCAGTTTGTCCAGCAGTTGTTCCATCTGCGTGGTTAGTACCTCTATCTTGGACCCATTGCCAATAGCAATACAGGTAGAATACCATACGGCCCTAGCCTCGGACATTGTCCAAGCCTCCTCCTCAGACCATCCATTTTTGACCAATGCGGCTACAACAGCCAGAATCCAGTTAAGCCCCTTGTCATCACCAGACTCCTCCTTGTTTGCTATTACAGATGGGTATGAGGTATTCTCTCCAAGATACTCGACCAGTTGCCGAACCACATGGTCTTGTAGTTTTGGGCGTTTTACATAGGTTCGCATCTGAAAGGCATACCAAAATGCATCCCATTGGGATGGTTCTTTAAGCATATCCTTTATGGAGTAGGTTTGGCATACACGAAGGAAGATGATTAAGTCATGCACTTGTACCTTTTTAGCATCTCCTAGGAGTGGACTGTTCATCGCAGTCAAAACAAGTCTATGACGCAAACAGAAGGGTTTTAGTGTATAACCCATTATCTGCGTATCTTCCCTGCTAAGGAAGGCCGTCAAAAAGCGTTCATCCATACCACCACTTAAGGCAGTATGGATGAAGTGGTCAACCTATACTTACGCTTAACCGCCAGTAGGAGCGGCAGGAAGCGAGGTGGACAGGTAACGGATGCACTTGAGGGTATACTTGGCAAAGCCCTTGGCTTCACCCTTATACTCAGACTCAGTGATAATGTATCGGATACTACGCCAAACAACAGTACCACCAGAGATAAGAAGAGTAGTCGGGATTAGGGTGGCAGTGCCTTTAACGAAACCTTCAAGAGTAAGTTCCTGCGTAAAGTCATCCATACGGATATGGACAGTTCGGCCATACTCATCGTGGACTGTTTCATTGATGAGAGGCTTGCGAGGGATAGACTCGCTGGTAACCGTCATGTCAGTAGGGCTGGTATCCCCAATGCCGTAAATGTATGCGGTTCCGTAAGTGACAGTTCCAGAGTTAGCGTCAGCCATGGCTTTTGATTATGCTAGGTTGTCAAGTTTGCACATCGCAGAACTCAATGCTGATAATCATGCCAGTGCCTAGGCTATTGTTCTCCAACTGCTCATCAATGGCCTCTATGACATAACGATACACTAGGATTGGACTAAGTGCATCTTGAACAGGTTGATGTTGGGTGAATCCATCCACAATAGCCTTAACAGCCTGTCTATGGGTGTCCTCAGTCACCATCTCTGTGTTATACTCATTGAGAACAGTGATTCTGATGGATGCTTGCCAGTTGCCATCGTGATACATCATTTCGGGGTGAATCTGGATTCGCTCACAGTTGACGAACACCAGATTGTTTACCTCATTAACTTGGGTGGATTGACCAGTATGGACAGAGTATGAGGTTAGCGTCTTGATGTAATCGGCTAGGCGGGTTTCAAGAACGCCTCGCAATGATAGGATGCTCATGGATTAACTCTTGTAGCCGCCTTCATATGGCGGTCAATGATTCGTTTAACCACCAACTCCATATTGCGGGCCTGTTCATCTACAGCACGCTGTACAACCCGCTTTTGGGATGAAATGCCAGCATTGTCTGCAATGAAGTTGGTTAGCCTAATCTGGTAACTGAATGGCTGGTCCTGTTCATTGGATGAACCAAGTCCAGAGTGTCTGGTGACATATGCTGGTGCTTTAGACCTAGGGGTGCCGGGAGGGCTGGGAAGAAGATTAACTCCATAAGCCCAACCAGACTTCAACTTACCTACCGACTTCTTCTTCATATTGGCAAATGCCTTGATGGAGGACACTTTATTGACGAAGATTCGCTCTTGGGGATTACGATTAGCATAACCACCAGTAGGGCGGCGTGCGTTGTGAAGGCTGGTATTTGGAGAGTCCACAATGGTGACATTGTACTTGGGAGTTCCCCATCCAGATACCATTGTCTGGAACTGCTTGAAAACCTTGTTGGTGGGGTTCTGGAGCATCTGCATCAACCTAGGTGAAGTAGACTTATGCTGACCAGCCCAACGTCTGAAAAGGGCGGCATCATTGTTCTTTGCCACCCAAGCAGGAGGAAGTTTGCCTAGAGGTTCAAACACCTCCCTAACATCCCTATCCACGGCATTTTCACCCCATTTCTTAGAAGCCGCTGCAAGACCACCACCTCCACCAGTGTTTAGTGGAGGAGTGTAGTCCATAATCTTGTCAGTGACTAGTCTGGCTTGTTGAAGAACACACCAACGAAGGTCTTTCTTCATAACCACCCAATACTTGGCCAATGCCTTATCGAACTTGGAAAAGTCGACAGTCGCTGGTTGGTTGTTTGAGCCTCCCGCTTGGGTTGACATTATCGGATGCTCTCCACCCTAACGGTAATCCAAGCAGAATGGCCACGCTCAGTCACCTGTTGAACACGAAGCCAATCAACTACAGGGAAACCACCGATAAGGAAGTCCAGTTTTGCGGCTGTGCCTTCAACCAAGATTGACCGCATCTTTGAGTTAACCTTCTCATACGGAATCTTAACATCAAAGCCAATCTTGCGTTTAATGCCACCAGTGGTGAGTTCCTCGATAATGGTAGGCTCACCTACTTGGCAGATACACTTAAAGGCATGGTCTTTATACTGACCTCTGCCATTAGATGCATCATCAACATTTGACTGGATGACATTGCCATCGGCAGTCTTGGGGAAGTACTTAGGTGCATAGAAAATGACCGTCCTCCCTAGGTCGGCCATAATCTCCCTAGCGTCTTTAATGAATTCGTCTCTTAGGCTCATAGGTTAAAACAAAAGGGGTGGCCACCTTTCGATGACCACCCCACCCAACCACGACACACAACACCCAAAACTTAGGAGGAGGTCAAACGGTACAGAGCGTCGGGGTTGCCCACGCCAGAACCGATGAGCCAAGTACCAGTCAACTTGTGGAGACCGAAGTTCCAGTCGAACCAGTAGCGGAGTTGGAAGGTGAAGCCAGTCTTGGGGTCGGTGACATTGGTGGCAATACCACCACCAGAGGTCGGAACTTCGGGAACTCGGGCCACGACAAGCAGGGCTTGCTTGGAGCAAGCGATACCAGAGAGGTTCTTACCGCTTTCCTGCCCAGCAACATTCGGGAAGGCATTGTATTCGTAAGTGTTGAAGCCGTGGATACGGCCAACCTTGTTCTCACGAATCGTCATGGCATCACCGATAGAGAACGCCTGTGCCACAGCGGGGTCCTTAGTGAGGTTCACATAAGGAGTAGGGGCAAGCAGAAGGGTTCGGTTCTCGGGGAAGAAGTCCTGCGTAAGTTGACCAGCAAGGCCAGCAACGGCAATACGGTCAAAGTTAACAGCAGAGGCACCATAATCAACGTGCTTCGCAAAATTAGCGGTAGTCACATTGGAGAAAGCCTCGTCATACAGCGACTTGATGACCGCGTTGGACATAGGCTCCATGAACAGTTCACGAATCTTCTGGAGGCCATAGAAGGCCACTTCTTCTTCCTTGAACTCGTAGGTGATGTGCTTGTGCTTGCTGATGGAGACCTGCTTCGTGGTCGAAACAGCGTTCTTGCTAGCATAGCCAGTGGAGGCGACGAAGTCGTCAGCCACAGTCGGAGCGGCAAGTCGGGTCAGAACCGTCTGGCCCTGCCGAGCGACTTCATTGGAGAAGTCCGTGGTGAAGATGTCCGCAGGGGGCATCTTGGGGAGGAGGGTCTGCAGGGTTTCCTGAGCGACCTCCAGCAGGTGGTAACCACCAATGGTATTCGAAGTAGCCATATCTTAGTATTTGTTAGGGTTTATTTGTTAGGAGAGTCCGAGAATGATGTTTCGATTCTTGAGGAAGAAAGCGGAGGCTTGCTTGGGGTCCTTGGCATGGAGTTCAAGGAACTCATTGCGAAGAGCCTGTCGGTCCTTGGCACCAGCCTCGGGCTTCACTTCAATCGGTTCAACACCGACTTCAGCAGCGATGCGGGCGGCCTTCTTGGAGGCCGTTTCTTCCTTGGCAGTCATGCCAGCAAGTTTTTCGTTAAGGACAGCGACCTCAGCACGAAGCGAGTCGTTTTCCTTGGTGATTTTGGCGATGATGCCCTTAGCCGATTCGGAGTCGGCAGAGAGGTCGGTAACCTTAAGGTTCAAGTCCTCGATGCTGGCGTTAGCCTGCTTCAGAGACTCGGCAAGAGCCTTGTTCTTTTCTTCGATGGTCATAGGTCGTTTGAATACGCTGGTTTGTCAAGTGGTGTCAATACTTACTTCTTTTTCGGAGAGTCATCTTCCGAGTCATCATCTTCTTCTTCCTCATCTGAGTCATCCTCATCTTCGGAGTCTTGCTGGGCCTTGTTTTTGGCGAGATGCTTGGTTTCTTCCAAGTTCTCCTCCTCGACCTCCTTGTTGGTGTATTCGTCATCCTCGTCACCCTTTTCGGAATCCTCTTTATCCAACTTTTCCACGGCATCAGACTTATTATCGGCAAGCCCAGTAATGAGGCCACGGGTAGCGGCGTGTTTTCCAGAAAAGACCTGACCCTCCATGTCTTTATCTTGAGCATAGATGCGAACCGCTTTAACATCCGATTTGAAGGAGCCATGAATGTCATCCACCTCATCCTGCATCATATCTTCCTGCTCCTTGGTAAGAGGGGTTCCAGCGACACCAGCGGCCTTGTACTTGCCCGCCTTAATCACCTTCATCTTGATGCCTTGGGTCTCATATGCCTTTGAGGTGTCTGGGACTACCCGATAAACGCCAACAGAGCCTACAATGGCTGAAGGAGTGGCAAGGAAACTGGTGGCCTGTGAAGCAACCCAATAGGCGGCAGAAGCACACTCGGTATCGGTAAATGCCACAACCTTCTTGTGCTTGGAAACGGCTTTAACCAAAGAGGCAAGTTCTGGAACGCCAGCCACAGAGCCTCCGGGACTAGACACATCAAGCATGATGGTCTTGCAGTGCTTATTCTTGGCAAAGGTGTGGATGGCTTGTGCTACATCATCAACATCACAACCACCAAGTGCCTTTTCGATAGGAGACATACCCTTTCCGATAACACCAACAATCGGAACGATACCAACAGACCCCTGCATATGAGGCTTGGGCATTTCGCCAAACAAAGCAGTCAAAATGTCCATTCCACTTGCTTGGAACTTGTCAACCTTGTCGGCATAGGAAAGTGCCTTGGTGGGGCTAATCAACATAGGTTGATAGCCATTTAGAGCGTTCTTTAGGTCGTTCATTTCTTTTTGATAGGTTTAGGTTTTGTGGCAGGTTTTTCCTGTTTTCCCTTCTTGGGCTTCATTTCCTTTTCGGGGACATTGTCATTAGGCTCTTTGCCGTCAACTTCATCGCCATCTGGTTCATTAGATGCCTCTGCTTCGGCTTCAGCGACCTTATCTGGGTCAGCCCTAGTAGGACGCCATAGCCAGCCTTCTGGCACATCATACTTGGCGGCAATCTCCTTGATTAGACGGAAATCATTAGCCCTGCGGATAAGTTGCTCCTTAAAGTCAGCACCACGCTCTGCATAGTCCTCAGAGGCAGACTTGAGGCCAAGTTCAATGTCCTCTCGATTCTGTTGAGCCTCACGACCAGCATCAATGGTGACCTTCTTGGGTGTGTGCCAAGAAACCTTCTGCCATTGTGGGTTGTCTGGCAGGTCTCCATTCTTGATGGCATTGCCAATAACGAAACCCCAAGTGGGTAGAAGGAATCGGTTAATGAGAATTGCTTGGCGTTGATTGAAACGACGCTCTGCCTTTGCGACAACTAGACGAACAGCAGGACCACCAAGCCCACCTGCATCGTGAATGAACTCATAAGGCAAACCACCACCAGCAGCAGAGTCCCTTCGGATATGCTCCAAGAAGCCA